ATGATGATTGGTAAAATGTGCATCAGACCCAAATCCCCCGTTTAATTTTATTAACGTGGTTGGACAGATTCTCACGGTACAGAACCATGTAGATTGCAGGGATTGTGAAGGCCCAAGTAAACATGAACAGTGCCAGTAAGTTTATAAATCCGATAGCCGATATAAGAGCCCACAAAGCAACTAGTGTTGCTCCGAATATCACTCCATCCAGCGAAGCAAGTGCAACTGGTAGTGTGAACACGTTCCTGTCCAACCACCCGAAGATGGTTGAAACTAGAGCGATGAAAGATGAAACGATAATTGCGTAGATGTGTTTGATGCGAGCCATTGTGTTGTTCTCCATTGTGTTGTTGTAAACGGTTTTAGTTGCGATGATTGCGTTGCTCATGTGATCTCTCCTATGCGTAAATTGAGTTAAGGTCAGCTAATTCGGCCCAATATTCTTCGTCATTGAACCCGTCATCAGGTGCGTAACCTTGCACCGTTGCTTGATCCCATTCTCCTAATTCAGATGCAGGGATAATGTGCATGTCACCTTGATTGTCGATGATCTCTACAACGTCGTTTGAAAGAACTGCTGTATAAACTCTGATTTGATTTGTCATAATGTAATTGGCCTCCAAGCCATAAGTTAAGTAATCCAATCGATTACCCTTTTCGGGCAGCGGAGAATGGCAGTTAGTCAACAGATCTAGGAAAGGTAGTGCGGTAAGAAGGCCAGTTTTCATGGGAGTCTGGTCTACAGGATGAGTCCATGAGCACAAAGTGCGACGACCCATAAACAGGTGATAGAGAGCCATGCAAAGTTGCCTACGCTCTCAGTCCATCGGGATCTGTTTACTTGCTGACATGACAAGCCGCTATACTAAAAGGGAATAGATAGATAGCCCCAACTATCGGCAGTCTCAGTGGGAGTGACACCTGCGAAACCCACTAGTAATAGGGCACATGTGCAGTAGCGGAACTGCGAAGGATTTACTGCAACAAGTGTAATGGGGCAATGGTATCAGTACGTTCCCAATGTGAATTGACACCCTAAATCAAAGGGGTGTAAAGGGGGAGGTAAGGAGGGGGATTAATCCATGAGCAAAAACATAACCAAAGCAGATAAAGCTGAACTTGAAGAAGCCTCTGCTCTAATGACACCGAAACAAAGGGCGTTCGTTGCTAACTTGTTTACACCCGGATTGAGCAACAAGGACTGCGCTGTACTAGCTGGATATGCAGAAGGATCCGCACAAGTAGAAGCAAGCAGATTGCTACAGAATCCGCGCATCTTAGAGTACATGGACGTATGTATGAGACACACTCTGAAGATCGATGCGATAAGGGCAAGAGGAGTGGTAGCAAGCTTGAGCACCACAGCTAAGAGTGACTTAGTGAAGCTCCAAGCAGCACAGGACAGCCTTGATAGAGGTGGCTACAAACCAGTGGACAAGGTAGCGCACAACATACAAGGACAGCTGAGTGTATCCATAGATCTAACTTAGGGGTACGGGGTAGGTGATCGCTGCGCTCACACCAAGAAGGGGGGTGGGGGTTAGAAACTGGAAGTGGTGTTAAGTATAACCACCCAGACACACACGATATATATTTAGAACATCGGCAACCAACCAAATGCTTCCTTCGCGTTAATGGAGAGTTACGCCTTTATCCTGCTAGACACCCTGCAATGGGTGCATTATTATTTTTAGTGTCGTTTTTTGGAGTACCCTATCCGGGGCTTTGTATTTTTAAAGTGAGCCCCGCCTAATGCCTGATCCAATTGACCCCCGTATATTAGCTGGTCTGCGTATTAAAGAATATTTCCCCATTGCCAAGGCGTTTGAAGCGTTAAACAAAACTTCTTATGAGCTATGGCCTGATGTTAATTACTTAATGATGGCAAAGAGTGTCCGTGCTGGGATTATCACCAGAGTTGAAATGAACGATGGCTATTTAGACCTAACCAGCCTAGCTGCTGCTTTGTATATGGAACGCACACGCTGTTCACGCATGATAAGCACATGGGAAACGAAGGGCTACATAGAAAGAGTGAAAATAAAAAACTCTAATTACGTTAAAGGCACTGGAAAATACCACGTTAAAGGGAAAATATATCTTGATAGAATGGCGGAGCTCTTTGCTTAATTGAACCTGTGTGCATATCCCCACACTGATTAATTTGACTCATATAAACCGATAAGCTTTATTCAATAAGTGAGTATAAGGTATGCCATTAGATATATTGGCCCCTTTCTTATTGCAGGGATATTCTTGTTGCGTTCTTAGTCTGGCTGCATTATTGAAGGTGTATGTCTATTTTAAGCACCCTTAGTTTTCCCACCCTTCAAGCGGCACGAATTGCCGTTAAAAAAGTCCACATGCGGCATTTCCGCGAAGACCACGTAACCGATACGCAAGCCGATATGATTATTGAAAAATTGGGATTAGAAACAATTAATAATATAGTTAGGTTTATGAAAGATAAGGGGTCGAAGATTTGAGTAGCATATTTTTAGCCGTTCCAGACGCACTTGAAGAGCACCGTAAGCACCATCAAGAAGACGACTTTCATCTTGTAATCGTTTCAGTATCTAAGGATCAATGGTACGCAACGGACACGGGTGATTCAGATATCCCTGACGAGCTTATAGAAAGCGCATTAATAGATGTTGTAGAGAATATGCAAATATCGCGTACGCCCATTGCAGACGTTCTTCAAACTGTTAACAAAGAGCACTAATGGCAGAGCTTGAATACAAGCCCTCTGGTATTACAGCTAAGAACTTTATGTTATCCAATAAATTTGTTCGTGGATTGCGTGGCCCTGTCGGATCAGGGAAGTCTGTTGCTTGTTGCATTGAAATCTTTCGTAGAGCAGCTGAACAGGAGCCGGGAAAAGATGGCATCCGACGCACCAAATGGGCAGTCATTCGAAACACTAACCCAGAACTTCGCACAACAACTATCGCAACTTGGCTTCAGTGGTTCCCTGAAGATCAGTGGGGGAATTTTCGTTGGTCACCCCCATTTACCCACAAGATCCGCAAAGGCGACATTGATCTTGAAGTCCTCTTTTTGCCCCTCGATACCCCCGACGACGTTAAAAAACTCCTCTCCTTAGAATTAACTGGAGTATGGATTAATGAAGCCAGAGAAGTCCCTAAAGCTATTGTAGACGGGGCTACATCAAGAGTTGGCAGATACCCATCTAAAAAAGACGGAGCTAGTCCTACTTGGAACGGGGTTATCATGGACACAAACGCACCCGATGAGGAGCATTGGTGGTCTATAATGTCTGGAGCGGCCCCGGTCCCCGACCATATTTCTGCTGACGACGCTCTTATGCTTGTTAAACCCGATAACTGGGAGTTTTTTGAGCAACCCGGAGGAATGGTCGATAAAAGGGACGATAAGAACAACCTAATTGGCTACGAGATTAACGACAAGGGAGAGAACCTAGATAATCTCCCACCAGAATATTATCCAAATATGATACAGGGCAAAACCCGAAGCTGGATTTCAGTTTACGTGCTGAACCGATTGGGATCGCTGGAAGAAGGCAAACCTGTATATGAAGGATTTTCTGAAAAGACACACGTTTTGGAGACCTCTATGGATCCGGGCCCAATGCCTGTTTACATCGGCATTGATTTCGGCCTCACACCGGCTGCGGCTTTCCTACAAAAGCTTCCGAATGGACGCTGGTTCTGTTTGGCGGAGCTTGTATGTACGGATATGGGTGCGGTTCGCTTTGCAGAGGTTCTTAATCGCTTTATCGCAGAAGAATACCCAGATCAAGAATTACATATCTTTGGCGACCCCTCTGGCGACTTCAGAGCGCCGACTGATGAAACGACGCCTTTTCAGATTCTACATGCGAACGGGATTATGGCTAGACCAGCACCTTCGAACGATCCGATCATTAGAGTGGAAGCAGTCAATGGCTTACTGTCGAGAATGGTTGATGGTCAGAGTGGGTTCCTTATCGATAAGAAAAAGTGTCCGTCGCTCGTTAATGGATTCATCGGCGGATACCACTACCGAAGATTAAGAGTGACCGGCGAAAGATACGAAGAGAAACCAGAGAAGAATAAGTTTTCACACATTCACGATGCTCTTCAATACGCTGTCCTTGGCGGCGGCGAAGGCAGAGCTATTGTCCGGGGCAAAAGACAAACAAACGCTTTTGTTGCCAAGCACACTTGGAACCCGTTTGGAAAGAAAAGGCGTGGTGTTGCAAGCCGGTTCTAATCTCTTCACTTCACACATTGAATGGTACGTCGCATTTACAGACGCACGAAAACCCGTCTGGTGGCAGCGTTTCTTGAAGACAGGCTTTCAACACTGTTGGGCTTTTACCTACGATCCAGAAACGAATACATGGCTGGTGTTTGAGCCAACTTGGAAAAACCTCCACATTAGATCCATCCCCCAACATAAGTTCTCGCCGTTTATCCAAAGAGCTTCCGAAGGTGGCCTCGTCTACGCAGTTCCCGTCCAACAACAGACGATTAAAAAATCAAGGTTGTTCATGTCCTGCGTGTCCGAAATATGCCATTTAATTGGCGTCGATTTGTTCTTTGCAACACCTTGGAGGCTCCAGTGTGAATTGACAAAAATGAAGTGTAAGCGGAAGTTCGTCCCGAACTTATAAGGGACAATTTTCATGGGCGATATTCTATCTGGGCCTAAACCAAAGCAGCGAGCAGAAGCCGGCCCTTCTAAAGCAGAGACAGATGCTCTTGCCAGACAAACTAAAAATAACGAGTTTATGGCAGAAGAAGAAGCGCAACGAAAAAGAGGCCGGCGTGGAAGGCAAGCTCTAACATCTGAAAACAATACTGGCTCTGGATATAAAAAAGGGCTTCTTTCCTAATGGATGACAACACAAATAACAATGACGGAAGCGCTAACAGTATTCGTCAATCTCGTCCAAGAGGTTCTTTAACTGGAGCTAAAAACCTAACTACAGGTAAACGTGATGGCCCGACTATGGCAACCCCAAACAGAAGCAATTTAAGTTTTGGTCATGCGTTTGAAATTGCCAATAGCCCAACATCCCAAAGATCTACTGTTAACGAAAAAATTGCTATTGGAGGCCAATCTTTAATTAACCTTGGCTTCCCCGGAGTAGGCACTGGAGTTGCCCTTGCCCGTGCAGCGGCTATGACCCAAGGATCAAAAACACCAGCCTCGCCATCAACTTCGGGTCGAGGTACAAATTCAGGTAAAGGTAGTGGCGTTTCGCCAAGAAGGGTTTACGCAGAACAGCCAGTTTCTCCGTTTGGTGACGATGGCGGCAATGAAGACCTGTTTAAATTAGGAACTAATGGCCCTGCACCCTCTGCCGCACCCAATACAGCAGCGTCAGAGAAACTATCACTTGCTCAACAACAAACAAATGCGGCCCTAAAGAAGCGTCGGCAGAGTGGCGGCTTTTCTCTCTTTGGAAGTGGCGGCGCTGGCGGATCAGGATTTTTAAGCTAATGGAAATGGATAAAAAAGCAGAGCGGATTTTAAAGCGGTATGCAAAAGCTGCAAGCAATCGAGACCAATGGATTGGATTATGGCAGGACTGTTATGACAATGCTTTTCCTCAACGCACTGGCTTCTATTCAACCTCAGAAGGTGAAAGTCGTACCGATTCGATTTACGATGGATCGACGGTTCAGGCGACTAGTGAGTTTGCATCTAGGATGCAAGCTGGCTTAACTCCTTCGTTTTCTAAATGGTTTGAGTTTGAAGCGGGATCAGAAATCCCAGAAGAACAAAGATCAGAAGTTAACAGACATTTGCAAGACGTTGGCAACTATGTTTGGGAGATCCTACAGACCTCCAACATGAACCAAGAACTGCATGAAGCTTACTATGATCTGGCTGTTGGAACCGGCACACTAACTGTCGAGCAAGGCATTAATCCTGCCGAGCAACCCTTGGTTTTTACGACTTTGCCTCAATCGCAAGTTGTTCTTGATGTTGGCCCTTTTGGGTACATCGATGCAACGTATAGACTGCGTAAGCTAAAACTTAGAGAGATTGTTGTGATTTGGCCTAGCGCAAAAATTCATGACGATATGAAAGCTCAAGGTGAGCGTGAAGAAGAACACCAGTTTGATATTATTGAATGTGTCTACAGAGATTGGTCTGACCGTGGAACTGAGCGCCATTCTTATAACGTGATTTCAAAAGACCCCAAACATATCCTTGTTGAAGGTGAGTTTAAAGGCGACGGGGCAAATCCTATGATTTCCTTTCGCTGGTCAAAAACGGCTGGCGAGACATACGGACGAGGCCCATTATTAAACGCGCTTCCTGATGTTAAAACACTTAACGAAGTGGTGCGCTTGTCATTGGAAAATGCGGCAATGTCGATTACTGGCATGTGGCAAGCAGACGATGATGGAATATTAAACCCAGACACAATTGAGCTAGTGCCCGGAACAATTATTCCAAGAGCTATGAACTCAAGAGGCTTAGAGCCTTTAGTCCCGGCAGCGCAGTCAAATGTATCTCAATTCCTTATCCAAGATATGCGTCACAATATTAAAAAGGCGATGTTTAATGAGAGTTTGGGAGCGCCTGAAGGTACGCCAATGTCGGCTACGGAAGTCCACGAACGAATGGCAGACCTTTCGAGAACCATCGGTTCCGCATACGGAAGACTGCATACTGAACTCACTACGCCCCTTTTGCGACGGGTGGTGCACATCCTTAAAGCGCAGGGACGAATAGAAATACCAATGGTCAATGGTCGTGAGATCAAGATCGTTAATGTCTCGCCTTTGGCCCAAGCACAACACAATGAGAATGTGGCCCGTGTTGGCAGATGGTTGCAATTGTTGAACGCTGGCTTTGGCCCACAAATGACCAACATGGTTGTCCGGGCTGAAGAAGCTGCGGTCTACACAGGCCAACAGATTGGTGTTCCTGAGAAGTTAATCCGCACCGATGCAGAACGTGCCGAGATTGCTCAAGCGATTGCTGAAACTCAAGAGCTTGCAAGTCAACAACAACAGCAACAAGG